GAACTGATGATGAGTTTTTCGATATGGTGAGGGACCTCGTATATCTAGCGAGGTTCCCTGATCCATCGTCAACAAACTCTTCAAAAGCAGCGGGACGCCATCAAGCTCCTTCTCCTCACGGAGAGAAACGAAGTGGCGCACATTCCATGCTTGAAGGTCACGATTCCAAGAGGGATGGGCTTCATCGAGATTCGAAAGAATCCCGGCGTCGCCAAACTCTAATGGAACTTTTGGAACAGTTCGACGCATCCTAAACACGGATCGTAGAACTGCATCGTACGCTATTTTGTAGCGTGCATCACAAGCATTGCCCTGCAATTCTATATGGCTTTTCAGCCGTATATTATTTGCAAGGCCTATCTTGTCCAACAAAGACCTACATGGTTTGCGAATGTAAAAAGGAGTGACATCCACCCCGCGGAAGTAGTGTTTACCACAACTTTCACGGAACGGGCCTTCAAGGAAAGTCTTCTTACGATTCGGAGAAAATCCGAACTTTGGAAGAGCTTCGATAAGGGCACGTGTAGTGTTTATGGGAGCGATAAGATCGTCCCCATAGACACCGATGGACCCCTTCTCGCCTAAGGATGACTGGATTGCCTTCAAAATCGCCCAAAAGATGAGCGATTCAAGTTCGAAGGTGAAACCGTTACCCATCGACGAGAACTTATGGTAGGTGACCAACCTACCATCAGGGAGAGTACCTCGAGGTGATCTGACGCGATTCATTGCGTCAAACCAATCTTGAGGTAACAGGAGCTCCACTATCTTGTAACAGATAGTGTCGCTGGCCATACTCAGATCCACAGTACAAAGTGAATTTGAGAGGCTACCTTGGCGAGCAAGACGCTGATTAAGCGTTTGATCGTCAAGGTCGACACCCTGACGCTTGAGGCGAAACCGTATCATGCTGCCAATCCCCTTTTGAATAAAAATATTCATCAGTGGCTCGATAGCAATGACGCGGTCCGTCTTAGCGTTCTTCGGGACAGTGACAACCTTATTACCGGGAACAACCTCCAGAAAGCTCTCACCGAACTTAGCACGAAGAAAATCGTGCCAGGCAGGTATGCGCTTAATGGCGATCGTAGCTGGCAACAAGGCATTGGTCGTCACAGTTGGCTTAACGCCAAACTTATAAAAGGCATCACTTTGACGTCTTGGGACAGAAACAGCAGCCCCAGGGCCGAAACAAAAGTGACGTTCAGCGTCGTCCCATGAAAATGGTCCGAGACAGTCAGCGATTTTTTTACGCGCCGTGAATAACACGTCGCGCAGATAAGGGGTAAGTGTTCCCCTTATCACGCTATCTGCCAACGAAGAGTTCGCTAAACGACAGATGTCCTCCGCAGCTTGGAACTTATCTAGGGCGACTTTCTTTCTATCAATAGATAGAGGGAGAGAGTCGTACTTCGATAGGACCTCACTAAGGAGATAATCAACAGAAAACGCTTGAGCCGAATCATAAAGATCCGGTTTCGGCGGTTCGAAGTTGACCAACTCGGTAAAAGCTTTTTCATTGAACATTTCACCTATTGCAATAGCAAACGGCGTCGTGCTCAATTTTAAGAGCTCACTGAATACATCTGAAACCAAAGGATCCCGTAAGGGATGACGACTTTTAGCTCGAGACATCGAAGCTAATCTCCATAACGAAAGTTAAAAGAGTGCTTTGCGGCCGAAATGCAACCTGATTAAGGGCTGCCCAGTTAGCTGGTCGGGAGAACCAGGTTCTCGATAGCAGACACAAACTGAGTGTCAGCAACGAGATCCTGCAATTTCTCCAGAAGATCGGTTCGCTCGGCAGTCGTCGACGTCAGTGGCAGCAGGGCTTCGATCGTAACGTTACCGGTACGAAGGACGTCACCTGCACACGCACAGTCCGTATCCTCGGCCTGCACAGTCGGCACGGAGAGTTTCGCCGTGAGCCGATAGACTTTCGCTGTACCCGATGGATTGGGCAAGGAAATACTGACCTCTTGGAATCCCGAAGGGACCCCATCGGATCGGTAAATCCAACCAGCCACCCGGCCAGAAACACCGGTCGGGACGAAAGTCACAGAGTTGAGACTCAGATTTGCTTGAGCAGACATCGATGTAGATTTCCTTCTTAAAAGAAGTCAACGGAAAGCGGTAGCAAGGAGTGATAAAGCTTCACTCACATGCATCGCCGAGAGTGGGTTTTTAAAGTGTAAACCCGGAACTGGTGAAGAACTATAGACCTCTCGCTCAAAAGTATCCAACTCCTGTCCAATATCGCCCGGTGAAACCGAGCAAGA